GATTTGCGCGTTGAGTCGGTGGCATTCATCTACGTCTCCTTTATTAATAGCTTCTTTCTGGGCGATTTCAAACTCATTGATGCGGCGAATGGTACTCCACTGGCAAACGATGTCGATGTAATATTCGGCGTGGGCGGCTGTTGGAGTTGCATCAAGCAAGGTATTGAGATATTCCACCCCGCCAACCTTTTCCAAGCCTCCGCTCTTTCCGAGACGGGCGGATACCGTCAGAATGTCGATAGCCTGCTTGGCCACGTGCATATCGGCTAGTGTTTTCCATATAAGTGAGTGTTGGCTGGCGTAGAATGATGATGGTGCGAGGTGTTTCTGGTTGATAGCGAACGTGATAACCTTATCGGACTCGAGCAGTACGGAACCGAGAATGCCCTTTTCGGCGTCAAGATTGAATAAATCGGTCATAATGTCACCTCACAAAAATACCATACGTCCACGTGCGGCTGATGAACGGCAAACCAAGCTCCCAGGGTGGGCAGAGGAAACCGCCGCGTAACCTTTCGGGTATGCGAGCCGTGTGGACGTATGGATTAAACGGATTGAACATAGATTGACTCTGGTTTTTTATTCATCTAAATCAACCCTATACTGATGTGCGGATGCTGTCAACATTTTATTTCAAATATTTACTTGACCTCATTACGAATATAATATAGTGTTGAAGAATGAAATAAAAAAGCCTGAATGGGAGCGATCATTTTATGCCAAGAGGACCACAGTTAAATCGCAAGGGCGGGATTATTCCGCACGACGAATCTGGGATGTTGATGAACATACACCGGATGCGTGATTACATTAAAGGCGCGGAGCCGCAAGCCCGGCAGAAGCTGATCGCGTTTTTGAGTACCGTTTATACGGGGATGCAGTTGACGGAAATGTTTGATCTGAAAAAGGCGTATGTGGGATTCTGCCGTAAAGGCCATCCTGAGATTGTCGAGTCGGCTATGTTGAGCCGCAACTACGCTATCAGCGATATGACGGAGCGCAAGACGATTGAGCTATTGCAGAAACTTGAAGTGGACAATATCGCTGACGACAAGAAGCCACGGGCGATAAAGGATTTAATGGATAGCGGCGTGGTGGCGCATAACAAGGTTAAACCGAAGGAAAAACAGAGTGAGGACGATACGCTTGAGCTTGTGTTTCGTGTTAAAAGCAAAATGAAACGTGATCCTATTATAGACGCACAGGTGGTGGAGGAAATAGATCAATGAAAAAGTGGTATTTTACCATCTGGATGTATTCCGTTTTATTGCCGTGCGTGGTTGGGTGTTTGTATTGGTATGACTGGAAGCTGTTGCTATTGTTTTTTTGTTTTATATGGGCTAACAACATTGACCTATACATCAAGGAAAATTATAAATGAAAAAAATGACCGTGTGTACGCCGCATTATAATACCGAATGTAAATCATACTTCACTCGAAGTATGTTGCAAGCGGCATGGCCGAAGGACACCCAAATCACGTTTCTCAAGAGCATGGGGCAATGGACTCCCGGCGCACTCAAGATGTTCGTGGACAAGTCACGCGAGCTAGGTGCCGACCACATGACGTTAATATCCGTGGACACCGACTGGGATAGCGACACTGTTGCCAAGCTCGTATCCCACGATAAAGATGTTATTAGCGGGTGGTCGAGTGGCCGGTATGCCCCGTTTCGGTGCCACGTTGCCGGTGAGATTTTTCCAGAAAAGCGGTTATTCAAACCGATAGCCGATCCTCAAAACCACCACGGGCTTGAAAAGGTGAGTGCAGTAGGTGGTGAACTAGTGGTGTATAATATGTCGATATTCGATAAACTCCCGTCCCCGTGGTTTTTCGGGCCGGATATGGTCAAGAGCGACAAGATTATGACCGAAGATTACTTTTTCGCGGTTCAGGCGTGGAAGCATGGTGTTGAAATCTGGTGCGATTGGGATGTGGATATTAGGCATTGTGCCGATGGGATTGTAACCAGCCGGGGGAAATTAGTGTCGTTATGACAGACGAAGCCACAGAAAAACTGTATCAGCTACGACTCGGCAAGGAACTGCTAGAGTTCACGCAAGCTGAAATCAAAGCTGACCCCGCGCTGGAAGCTGAACTGAAAGTGTTGGAACGGCGTAAGGCTGAATGCGAACTCGGATGGTTTGTGCCACACGGTAAGGCTGGACGCGCCTACGATGCAGGGTTCGATGTAGCGTCGATGCCCGATTGGATTAACGATCAGAAGCACGATATTTACATCAACCAGTCGCCAAACCAAGTCGGTAAGACCTGTCACGCTGTAGTCAAGTGTGTGCTGGAAATGATCCCCTGCAATCCCAAATGGCCGATATTCCTGCACGGCATAGATTACCATGACTGGCAGGGCAAAAAGACTTTAGTGGCTTTTGGTTATGATAAAAGTCATATAAAAGAAGACCTATGGCCTGAATTGCAGAAGTGGATTCCAGCGGAACAGTTGGGGCCGTTCAAGGCGGTATCGCTGGGAGGCACCAAGGAACCATCATGGCATCTGGGTCCGACCGTTGATCTGAAGTGTGGGAGCCGGATTATCCTGCTCACCTACGACCAGTTGCCAAGCGTGTGTTGCGGGATTAAGGCCAACCTGGTGCTGGCCAACGAGCAGATGCCTCTGGCGTTTTTCATGGAGTTATCGCAACGTGGCCGGACGCTAGAAGGTATTAAGTTTATTATGCCGTACACGCCACACTCGATTCCCGGCAGACCGGAAAGCGGGGCGAACAGCTTCCTCACAGACCTATGGACGGGCAACGATACCCGTGGTCATACGGTGTTGCGAACACGCATCTCCGTGGACGACGTACCGGACCATATCTACTCCAAGGAACAGAAACGCAAGGCTTTTATCGAACACGTGGAGAACCCCAAGAAAACCGGCAATCAGGCGGCTATCCGCGAGGGCATGGCTCGGTACTACGGAATTGCTCAACAGGTGAGCGGCCTGTACTATCCAGAAATCGACAACGCTGTGCATTACGTTGATTGGACTTACGAGGACATTAAGAAAAAAGGATGGACGCATTATCGGAGTGTGGACTACGGATATAACAATCCGACGGCCTGTGCGATGTGGGCGGTATCTCCGGCTGGCGATATGTTCATGTACGACGAATATTACAAGACAGGCATGGACGCTATCCAACACGCACCGGCGATAGTCGCGGCTTGTGGTAACGACCGGAAGCTGGTTAAGAAGATGCTGGACAAAGCCGCAGGCGTCAACTACGATGTTTACGATGAGGTTGAGATTCGGCAGAAATACGCACGAACATATTTGGACTGGCACAGCTTCCAGACCGCAGGCGGTGTCGGTAGGCCGGTGAGTTTCTTTTTCCAGATCGGTGGATTAAAGGTAGTCGAAAGCACGAAGATCGGGCAGGAACACCGCGCCCAGAACCTACGGGCATTGCTCAAGATTGACCCAAATCGCAAACACATGATTACCGGCAATCTGGGCGCACCGAGGATTTACTTCAGCCGTAAGTGCGCCAAATTCAGGTGGGAGATCGAACGGTGCGTCACAGACATGAGGGCGTTTGGAAACGAGACGCATAACATCAAGGAAACCAAGCGCAACAAGGACGACCATCTCATCGATGCTGTGGAATATTTTGCATCAAGCGATTCAAAGTACATGGGTGACTATGCCAACAATAAGCCGGGAACAATGAAAAACGTAAGTAAACATGGAGGATATTAGAATGTCAATCGATAACGCCGATCTCAAGCTCATAAGCCTCGTGATCCACGAACCAGGTTTTAAGCTAATCGAAGCCAAGTTCTACGAGCAGAAGGAAGGACTCAACGACGTGTCACGTGTAAACGGCAATGCATTCGAGGACGGCAAACTGCGGGGCGAGGTGGCCAGTTTGAAGTACGTGCTGGGGTTTATCGCTGACTTGCGGAAACAAATCAAGCAAATGGGGGATGACTAATGGAACTCTCAAACCCACGCTTTCACCCGCTCCGTGGCAACGTCCTGATACGCCGTGAAACACCGGAGGACAACGACGGCGGTATCATCATACCCGAACGCTATAGAATGTATAGCTGGCGCGGCACTGTTATTTCCTGCGGTTACGCCGTCGAAGGGTTCAAGCGTGGCGAGGTCATTCTGTATCTGCGTGACGCCACGGTATTGCCGTTTGCGGATAGGACGCTGGCGATGACGGAGGCCAAGCGGATATTGGCCAAGCTGAAAGTGAAAAAACATGTGGAGATAATTATGCCCCAAAACAACTATGCAATGATCCTTGAAAATGGTGTAAAGTCATCCGAAGGCGGAATAATACTCCCAGATACCGCCAAGAAGCAGTCGCTATCGGGCAAGGTCTTCAGGGTAAATAGCGATACCGCGTGTGCCAGCGTGAATGTTGGGATGCAAGTATGGTTCAACGACGCTGGGGTAACCGTTGTCGAAGACGGTGTAACGTATAAACTCATTGATGAATCGGAAATTTTGTGTGTGCAAACAGATTAAATTTTTAACAGAAAACGATCCGTATAATTGTCCCGACGATAATGATTATACATCATTGGGGGAAATATGGGGATATGAAAAAAATGAGGTGAAGATGAGAAAGAAACGCAAGTGTCCCGTTTGCCCAAACCTTGTTGATTCTCGTAGTAAATGGTTCCCGTATTGCGGTAGTAAATGTTCCCGCGACAACCAAAGGGAAACGCGCTTTTCTAACGTAGATACCATCCACGCCGAGCAGTGTATAGCACTGGGTGACGGAAATTTCCATTACAAGAAAATGATTTGAGTTGACAAATGCCACAGAAAGATGTCAAATTATTGTATGAGGAAAAGGTGCGTCCGGAAACGGAACTTGTCAATAAATTACACGAACTAGCCGAAAGGAATGCTTGGTTCCAGATAGCAATTCGCGGTGTAAAGGGTGCGATAAAAGAGTTCGCTGTAACTGAAACAAAACAATATTCCGACAATCACCAGTAGATCATTTCTAGTAAAAGAAAGATCACGGGATTATGGGCCTAACGGCTTGTAGTCCCGTTTTTTTATTTATGGACCCAACAGACACCTTTTTAGAAGCTCCGCCAGAGGAACAAGAAATCATCCAGCCTACCGATACTTCCGAGAGTACGGCTACTGTGATTACGGATTTGTTTCCCAATTACGCCGAAAAGGATGCAATTGTCGAGGAAGCCAAGAAACGTATCGGCTCACTGTTCTCTAACATAAAGGATCGCAATGAATTGGAGGAGATATGGGAGAAAAATGATGTTATGTTCCGCGTCAAGCCCGACACCGGCAAGGACGACGTGCATCGGGCGAATGAATCGTCTGGCGTATTCCACATCAGCGTTAATCAGCTTGTCAGCATGGCATTCAAGACTTTTACGGATAATCCGGAGAATTACAAGTACGGATTCCGTGGTATCATCGACGATGAAGCGGCCAACCAGATTCGCGGCAAGAACGCCGAGATAATGACGCAACTGTTCCGCAAGGCGCAGGCGCAGGGTGAGTTCAAGCGTAATCTCAAGCGGATACTGCTCGACCTCTACAAGAACGGCAACGGGTTCGCCGGGGTGCCTTGGGAGAAGCAGATCGTGGACGTGGTGTACCGCGACAAGGAAACGGGTGAACGCAAGACCAAGCCGTTCACGAAGAACAACCTTCCGGTCTTGGACGTGTTGCCGCTAGACACGGTATGGCTGGATGAGAATATCGACGAGATGGACGCCCAGCCGTTCATCGGCATTAAAGCCCCTATTTCATGGACAAAACTACTTTCCGACAGCAAGAAGAACAACGTAGCCTTATTCAAGGACGACGAAGAAGGTGGATTGCGTGAGAAGTTTGCCAAGTATCAGGAACACGTTTCATCCAACGAGTACAATAACACCAAGTCCGATAGGATGGACAACGCAGACCGCACCTACGAGGACAGGACGGGCGAGCGGTATAATCATTGGGTTATTTGGGTCAATCTGCCAATCGACAAGGATGGTGGAAAGTGGGACGAGAACGGGCCGGAACTGCGGTGCCGGGTGCGGATACTTGGCTCACCGGAATCCTGCGAGATAATCGAAATCCGTGAGAACATCTTTCCTGGCGGCGTACCCATCCTAGACGCGCACCAGACCGAGGATGACATCGGGATGTACCACATCAGTCTGGGCGAGAAGATTGAAACCTACTTTGACCAAGTATGTATCGCCACCGATCAGCTTATTGACAACCGCTCTAAAAACTTACGGCGTCCTGTTGTTTATGATCCGATGCGTGTCGAAATAGATAAATACGATTTTGGGCATGAAAACACTATTCCGTGTAGCGGTGATGTTCGGTCTGGGCTTTTTGAATTGGCCATTTCCGATATGACCGCCACGATCATGCCGACGATTCAGTATTGTGAACAGAAAATCCGTGAAATTATGAACACCACGGATGCTGTGATTGGCCAGGCTATGGGAGGGCGCACGTCTGCCAGTGAGTATATGGGCGCGAAAATGGCGGCTACCACGCCAATATTCAGCGATATGGCCAGTATTGAGGATGACCTTATCGGCGGGTTTATGCGGCGGTTTTCGATGTACGTCCACACTTTTATGACTCACGAGGATTTAGTGGAACAGCTTGGGCCGATTGGTGCCGAGTTCACGTTTGACTTGGCTGACATCTACACCGTTGCGCTGAAGGGCGTATCCGAGGCGATGGACGCGGCTACCAAAGTGCAGAACTTACTGCAACTCTACGGGTTGACCCAGGACGCTGGGGCAAAGGCCAAGATCATGTTACGGATTGCGTCGGCAATGGGTGTCGAGAATCCAGCTGAGTTTGTCAGCATTCCGGCAAAGGATCAGGCTATCAAGGCGGCGTTGTGGGAAAACAACGAAATGCTGATTTACGGCCAATGGGACAACCCTGAACCCGGCGAGATGCACGGCGTTCACAATCCGATTCATCGTCAAGCGTTGTGGCAGGCGCAACGCGATAAGAACCCGAATGCCCAGATGATGCAACAGCACATCGGGATACACGATCAACTTGAGCGAAGTGAACAAGTGCAAGGGGGTGCTGGCTCATACCCCGGTGGCGGACTAACGGGCAATGATCAGTCATCGCTGGCGAACCCACCCCCGACACTTGGAGAAGAGAGCGGTCAACAAATCTCAGCCCCGATGGGCAGTCAAAACGCCGGAAGCCCGATTCCGGCTTAACAAAAACACGCCTAACCCGACAGGCTAACGCGGAGGTGCATAGTGACGGACATCATTGAAGGGCAACCCGATGCCCAAGAGCCGAAGCCCGAAACGCCCGAAACGATCGAAACGCCCGAAGTAAAAGAGGCTATTCTGCCCGATAATACGCCCGATAAAGTTGACGTTGATTCCTTGAAAAAACAGGCAGAACAGGAAAAGAGCGATCTGACCGAACGGCTGAAGAAGTCCGAAGACGAAAAGGAGTTACTGGAAAAGCGGAATAAGGACAAAGACGAGTACATCAGCCGTACCCGCAAAGTGGAAAAGGACGTAGAGCCGGTTAAGCCGCAGAAGACGTTTGAAGATTATTTGGGCGACTTGGACAAACTCGTTGATACAGATTTTGAAAACGATCCCAAGGACGGCCTGAAAAAAGTGGTACGCAAGTTGGCGTCAGACGTGGCCTACGACCGTGACCTTGAACGGAGAGACAACGAGAAGCGCATGTCCGATTCGGAGGAACGAGCGTTCCGCAAGGCAATATCGCTTGACCCCGAACGTGGGAAGGCCATCAAGGAGATAGAAAAGCTCGACGATGAATGCCCCGACATGAAGGAGCTATCATACGAGCGCAAGTTAGAGTTCATCAGTCTGCGAAACGCCACGGTGAAAAACAACGGGAATAAGGCCCGTGACCAAGTGGCAAGAGAAAGGGACTTATCAGCCGATGCAGGCGGGAGCCGGATGGCAAGCCGTGGTGAGCGGATGCCAGCCTGGTTAAGTGATTCTGAAGTTATGCGGGAAGGGAAGGCGGCAGGGTTCACGTCCAAACAGGAAATGTTGGATTGGTCCAATCCCGACAAAGCCCGTGAGATGTACGAAAAAGCCCGTCGGCAACAGTCTTAATCGCAGTTGATGAAAGGAATTTTACAATGATTGACGAAAGCACAACTTTAGTAGAAACGCCCGTACCGGAAAAGAAACAGCGTGGTAATCCTAATTGGGTTAAGAAGTCTGATTTTCCTGAAGACAAACAGCCTGCAATCAAGCGCGCTGGTGTGGTAAGTGAAAGTGCGATAAGCGATATTTGGGAGGTGCGTAACAAAGATCCCGAAAAGCATTACACTTGGGCGCGGAAGGATCAAGACTACGAAATGAATATGCTGGCGCAAAAAAGCTACGTTCCGGCACGTGGCAAAGAAAAAATCCTCGGTGATCCGTTCGCGGCGGTGAATGACACGGACGGCCAGACAAAGGTGCGTGGGGAGAGGATATTGATGTGTTGCCCGAAGGAAATGGTGACTGCACGGCGCAAAGAACAGGCCGAGCGATACACCAGCGTAAAGAAATCTTCCGAGTCTGAAGCCCGTCGGATGCGGCAGAAGGGTGTGGCAGTGGAGTCGCTGTCCAGTTCTGAAACCAAGCGTGAAAGTGCGGATAGATAATTTGATCGTGTAACCCGATACACGCGTTTAATGCCCGATAGTGGTGTCTTGTTTTCCCGAATACAAGATGCAAGTGTAGAAGTTCTATTAACAAAAGAAATGGAGAAACATTATGGCTACGACACGCGTTTTAAAACCCATTTCCATCTATCGCCAGGAAGGGAAAGATGGACTGATATGGGATCGGAGCATTGGTGAGGAAAGCGGTATGTCTGCTGTTACCGCTGGTGCGCCTTTGGTTCGTGATACCTCTACGTTTGAACTAGAGGAATGGGCCGGCGGATCGGATGTGGCCAATATCGTGGGCTTTTCGGCTCACGACTTGAGCGGCACTGCCGGCACCGATGTTGGTTATTACGAGGCTAATGACTATAATCTGTTTGCCGTGTCAATGATTAACGGTACAGATGCTATTGCTTTAGCCGTGACCCACCTCGGAGTTGCGTACTCGCTGATAAAATCGGGTACGAACTGGTACGTCGATGTGGCTGATACTACCAATGACGTTGTTGAAGTTGTCGGATGTATTGACCCGATTGGCGATTCCAATGCTCGCGTTATCTGTCGTGTTGTCAGGCTGAAGCAGGCCGATGTCCTGTTAGGCGCGACATCATAACATTCGTCATTAAAAAAGGAGAATTAAGATGGCTATTATAAGTGCGGCTATGGCGAATCTGTATGACGCCAGAATCAGTAAGGCGTTCTATCAGTATTTGGGCCTATATGCGGAGGAATACTCCAAGTGGTGCGAAGTAAAATCGTCCAGTAAGCGGTACGAGAAAGTGTCTCTGTACGGCGAACTGCCGATGCCTGGCGAACTGGGCGAGTACGAAAACGCCACCGAGACAGCATTCCAAGAGGGTCCGATCAGGACGTGGACTCATGTGAAATACGGGTACAAACTCATTGCTTCAGAGGAAGCTATGGAAGATTCGTTGTTCCCCGTTATTGAGCAGACTGCTGGCTCGATGGGCAAGGCGATGCACCACCGGATCGAAACCCAAGGCGCGTATGATCTTAACAGCGCGTTCACTGTCTATACGGTTGGCAAGGCCGATACTGCCGACGAATATCTCATTCAGGAAGATCACGCTACCTTCACGGGTGCGGGTGGAGCGGCGCAGTCCAATGCTCCGGCCACCGATGTGACGCTGGGTGCGGATTCGTTGTGGGCTGGTGTGGATAACTTCGCCGGGTTGAAAGACCATCAGGGTAATCCTGTCATGGCCATTCCCAAACGGCTGATTATCCCGCCTGCGTATGAACGCACGGCAATCGAAATCCTGCAATCGGTTGACACCCCGTACAAGAGTACGAACGAAAAGAACGCGATCAAGAGCAAAGGGCTGGAATATTTCGTCGGCCATTACCTTACGTCTTCGACGGCGTGGTATCTGGTGACGGGCGATAAGCCGGTTCGGTTCTATATGCGGCGTCCTCCGAGCGTGAAACCTGACACTAACACCACGAACGATTCGCGGAGTTGGGTCATTACGTGTCGGTTGAGTCATGCTCCGTATGACTGGTATCAAATCTATGGTACCGACGGCGCGGCGTAAGATGGTTGGAAACGACTGAAACAAGGTTAGGGCCGGGGTGGCAATTCCGCCTCGGCCTACCCCACAACAAGGGAGAAAGAAAATGGAAACGAAAGCTGAAAAGAAGCCCGACATTGAAAAACAGGTGGCGAACTTGTCATTCATTGTTCGGAAGATGAAGAATAAGTTGGAAACGCAGTTGGGTATGGATATTGACGGCGATGGCAAGATCGGTAGCGGCCCTGCCAAGAAGATCATTGGCTTGGTGTTCGTTTGCGGTATGGCCGTGTCGCTTATGGCTGGTCCTGCTAATACGAACATTGCTGTGTGGTATCCGTCCACTGGTGATCCCGAAACTTATATAGATCAGGCT